ATTGCTTGAGCCATCACTGTTAAGCAGCGGCGTTCCATCCAGAAAAATTGATTGCCCAGTCAGACCGCCGCCAAATTCCCCTTCACCGAGCGCGATAAGCAGTTTTGCCTTCGCGATGGACTGAAGATCATCTGGCTGTTCTACAGGCGTACGTGATGAAGAACTGCCGCCCTTGCGGCCTTTTATTTTGGTTGCGGTTGCCATATTGCGCCCATAAAAAAGGCCGCCTGAGCGACCTTAGAGGTAAGAATGAGGTGATGAGGTTATTGCTGGTCTTCTACATAAATACCGGCGGAAATAATCGCGCCGCCGATCCGGCGTTTTCCGTAAAGAAGGGGAACCGGATATCCCTGAGCTGCCGTATTTGTAACGCTGCCGAAGGCATAGGAAGCCTGGTTATCTGCATCCTGCTTACTGGCGAGACCGGCGGTCTGCGGGGATAGCATTTGAATGACGCCGCCAGCCATTAGAGCCACACCAGGAGCGATAAGCACACCACCACCATATGCAGATGTTAATGTTCCAACAACAACCAGTATCGCACCGAGTATTGTTTGTAGTAGTCCGGCTCGTTTACTGCCGATAATTACAGGTGTAATACGAATTACATCACCTGTTACCGGATAACCTAAATCATCCTCGCCAATGTTTTTCTTTCCTTTGAACACAGCATAAGTAATGCCTCTGTTTTTGCTGTTATTCATATATCTTTCAAAGCCAGGAATGGTGCAACTAAGCGCTCTCCCGGCCTCTGAAACAGTGCGAATAAGTCGGTAATGAGATTTACCAAAAATTTTACCGAGCGAACCTCCGAGTTCAATTCGAGTCATTAATTCTTGCATGCCTCCCCCTCCTTCATTAGGTCTTTGTGCCTGACCATTTTCATGGTCCGTTCCTGCCAGTATCCGCCGTAAGGCACCCGGTTACTGAGCATGCCGTACATGTGGTGCATAAGCATGTTGCCTTCGAGCAGGATCCCCGCGTGATTCCACTTTTTAGATTGAACCTGCATGATCACCATATCGCCCGGCACTGGTGGCCCGTTGAATTCGCGAAATCCACATTCGTACCAGCAGTCCTGATAAAAATTATCTGGGTGCTCATCTTCCCACCATGGGTAATCGACACGGTAATCGGTCAGTTCAATGCCATGCGTCTGCCGGTAATAGCTCATGACCAGACCCCAGCAATCGGTGTGCCCGAGCACGAACGGGCGCTCGAGCAACGGCAATTCACCGCGCGGCTGAATGGTACGAAAATCCCCCTCCGGCCAGCTCACGATGTGCCAGGGTAATTCGGTTGCATCGCACTGCGCCTTATCCAGTTCGCTCGGCTGCGTTGTTGCATCGGGGTGACTGTGAACGATGGAAATAACCGTTCCCCAGTCTTCGGCGTCAGCATAACCCACAGGATCGAGGTGAAAATCTTCGGTGGGATTGGCGGCCAGATTGGCACAGGGGAAATAACGTTCAACCCGGCTTTTCTGCGCTACCACGCCACAGCATTCTTGCGGGTAGCTCTGCCGGGCATGTTCAAAAATAGCCTGCAGGGTTTTATCTCGCATATTCAGCTCTTAATCAGAGATGTGCCCGGGAAGCCGCCAAACGGCAATTCGTTATTTGCCCCGAAGCGGGGCTTGCAACCCGTATTCAACGTGCCGTTGCACACGTCGAGAGATGGGTCGCTAACCGGATTACCGTGCTTATCGAAATAGTTGGTACCGGCATAATCGCAGCCATCCCCTGAACGGTATTTGCCACGGATGCACCAGGTGCAGAGAGAATGAAGCTGCCGGGTCGGGATCATCAACCCCTGCAAATCCATCGGGCTGCTCAGCGTGAACTCAACGGAGATGTTGGTTTCCATGCTCTTGCTGTCGATATAGAAAACCTGCAACTTCTCCTGCGTGGCGTCCGCCGTGGCATTCCCGCCAGCAAAGTTTCGGGCGTCGAGGTATTGCGCCAGCGTATCGTGAATGGTCACCACAGCCTGAAGCATGTCATCGTAAGCCAGACAAAGCGCGGTGATCGACCCGTCAAGATTCGCCACAGTCAGTTTCGGCTGTGCGCTGCTGCCGCTTGTGGAAGCCTCAATACCTTCAATCTGAACCGGCCACGCTGAATATTCGTTACCCTGCCACCAGATGGATTTTGCAGGCAGTTTTGATTCGTCGTAAACCGGCGTCCCACCAATATATTCAATTTTGGTGATATAACGGGTGCCCCACGGCTTAGTTGCTGCAGGTAGCGCAATTGAACCGGCAGACCCGAAAGACAGACTGGCTGTCTCGCCGGTTGAATAAGTTATTTTTATTCCTGAAGCACCATTGGCAGGAATGGTGGCGGCCGCTGATGGACGTGTTACCGCGGCTGCACTGGTTGCTATATAGCTTGTTGGCTGAGGCCCCTTTTCTGCCTGCGGCCCCCAGATATCAATCCCATTAACGCCGTCACCAGTCCAGGAAGGTGACCGCGTTTGAGATACATCCTGAATAACACCAAATCCGACATTCCCCGTGGTACTGGCAGATCCTGATACCAAGGTTGTTGAGCTACAGAAAAACCATCCGTCAGCCAAAGGGACGATTTGAATGTTGTCGGCATTTCCTTGAGTAACCCCCGTATTAAGGTCAAAGTTCGCGTAAGACCCGCTGATTCCATTTACGCCTGCACCCCAGATTATCTGCAAGACGCTATATCCATTAGCTTTTGCAAAAATTGATGTCGTTAACGTATCCCCTTGAGAAAGCGAACCAGAGACATTTTGCACCAGCTGGTGAGTACCGTTAGATGTTAATGGGGTTAATTTTGTGGCTGAAATTCCATTATTTGGTGAAGGCCGGTTCGTGACAATTGTCATGGCCCCTTTTGTCCAGTTGGACACACCTATATTGCCGGAATATTTTAGGATGTTAGTTGCTGCAGGCTCAGGCTCTGTTCTCCCACCAAGTTCAAGCGGCCACTGGTTAGCCGCTGCCTGGTAGATTTTCCCATCCTGACCAATATAACTGGCCGCACCAGCGCGCTGGAATGTCACACGATTATCCAGCGCGGTTTCTGTCAAATTGATAGGACTCAGGGGATTAGCCGCAGCAATTTCATCCTCGGTGTAAGCCAGATTGTAATTGTGAAATCTGAGGACTTCGCCGGTGCCAAAAGCGGTACCGTCCACCTCAAAAAGCCGGACAGTGTCACCCGGCTCTAATTTCTGATAATCGTTGTTTATGCTCATGGTTTAAATGCCTGCATAAAGGTCGCATCAAGGTTGTATTTTCCATTTCCCAGCGCGGTCGGCTTGTAAGTCTCACACCTGAAAAAACCAATCGATTCAAGGGGTGGTGTCCACAGAAAAGATTTTTTACCTGCATGTGAATCAAGGAAATTTTTGATTGCTGAAATGTAAGACTCGTTGCCGGTAAAACTTAACGTCCATTCCTGGCTTTTCGCATTTAAACCATCACCGGCAACCTGAGCGTAACCATCGCCAAACTGTGCCTTGCGAATACGAAATGTCGTATCCGCCTCCGCATTCAAGCGCGGGCACCATGTAAAAGTTTCAATCGCCATTTATCACCTGCTTTTCATTGCATTCCAGATGTCACCGCCCGGGCGTAAATCTTTCGCCTTTTCCTGCTGATAAAGTTGCTTAACATAGTTGGCGATCTGCGTTCCGAATTGTTCCCATCCCTCGGAGGATTTCGAGCTGGAGTTACCGTTCCCATCAATAGAGATGTAAACCTGAGGTGCACCACCTGAGACGCCGGAAGAGTTACCCCCACCCACCGCTCTCACGCCGAGCGAACCGTCAGCAGCCCGGGTAAGTGGCATGATGGCTTCCGGCCCTGCCTCTCCGAATACCCCAGCGCCCTGCGCAAAAGCAAACATGGTTGGCGTGTTGTAGACTCCGCCGCTGAATGAATTCAGGGACGGTGAATCGTAGACGCCGCCTTTGGCGTTAAAACTCAGATTGCTATACGCACCAGAAGAGAATGAGCTGGACGCTGCCGCGCCGGATGTGCCAGAACCGCCGAAGTAACTCGCAACGCCACCAACCAGAGAGCCGAATAAACCAGATGACGAAGAAGAACCGCCTCCCATAGCGCTGACCACCGCCATCTGAAGCGCCACTTTTTCAATAATCTGCAGGATTGACACGCCCCATGACTTCCAGCTCACCTTGTTGCCTTCCAGCATTGAAGTGACGTTGGTGAACGCGCTATCAAGAGTATTTTTCACGCCATCTGAAACGGTTCCTGATACGTTACTGACTTCCTCGAGCCAGTTGTTGTATCCCTTCGAGGCGCCAGACATCCAGTCTGCCTCCGCTGCAGCAGTGGCTTTATATTTCTTATCCAGTTCGGTCAGAGCGGCATCACGCGCCGCTATGGCCTGTGCGCCCTGGTCGGTTTTAGAGAACACCCTGTTAACCTGTTGGGTTTCATCAAAACGCGCGCGCTGCCGGTCACTCAGCCCCGCCGTTTCGGTCGTCAGCGCCGCCTCATCCCGGTATTTTCTGGCGGCATCCGTTAAGTCCTTCAAAGCATCGGCCTGTTCGCGCTGTTTTCTGACCGTTTCGTCAGCGCGCTGATTCCACTTAGCGAGCTCAGCAGATGAAGCCTGAATGGCTTTGCGCTGTTCGTCCGTCCATTTGGTACCGGCCTGGTGAGAGGCAGCATAAAGCTCAGAAGCCTTTTCACCTTCAGTGGCCCTGACCTTTTGAACCTCGATAGCGACCGTCAGATCGGCCATTTTGCGGCTGTATTGCTCGGCGACTGTCGCCGCTTCACGCTCTGCCTTGTTCTGGGCATTGGTGGCGGCAGTGCCGTCCTTTTTGGCCTGTGCCGCTGCGGCATCTTTTTTGGCTGCCTGATCTTTGTTGTAGATGTAAGTCGTATAGAGTGCGCCGGTAAGTTTCAGATCCTCGGCTTCATAAACATATTGCTGATGAAGCTTTTGCAGCCCTGAAAGGTTGGCTAACTCGTTTTCACGCCGGGATTTTTCAACTGCGGTGGATTGCTGAGGTGTAGCATTCGCGGTTGAAACTACAGGCCCGGCATATTGGGGCGGCGTGGCACCGGCTGTCGCGGACATTGACCGGTTAAGCAGGTCATATGCACCTTTCAGAATGGAGACCGCTCCAGCCTGTTCGATAGCCTTTTTAGTTGCCAGATCACTGGCGTCATTGACTAACTTCTGAGTGCTGGCCACTTTCGCCGCAGCATTCTCGCGTTCGTATTCCAGTTTGTTCAGCTTGTCGGTCAGTTCGATGTTTTTAGCGGTGATGTCCGCCTGATCCATGAACGTGTTCAACTGGGTTACGGTCGGGTGTGCGTTATAGTCCTGCTGGATCTGATCCAACCCTTTCAGGCTGTCTTTCACTTTGGCAATCTGAACATCCAGATCGGCAAGGTCGCTTTTCTGTGCGGCCAGAGAAGAACGTGCGTCACCGGCTGTGGCCTTCAGGCCAAGTACCGACATGGTCTGAAGCTTGCCGTTTATCTCATCGAGATTATTGGCAAAGCTCACGGCTTCCTGATGAACCTGCTGTGTATGCTGGTACAGACCATACATTGCCGTTCCGGCCGAAATAATAAGCCCCGGCCAACCGCCGAGCAGGCTAAGAACGCCGCCTCCCAGCCGATTCATGACTGATGCTGTGTTATTCAGCTGGTTCATCGCCGCAGAACGCCCGCTGATAGCGCTGTTCAGTGATGTCTGGGCGGCAGCTAAATTCCGTTCAGCGAGAATTTGCGCCTCAATAGATGTTGCTGCAGCCCTTGCCTGTTGCGCACGATACACAGTCTGGCGTGCAGCGGCCACGCTGACTTGTGCGCCACGTACTTGAGCCTGTGCCAGCGCCACCTCGGCAGCAGTGTTTGAGATTACTGCGGCCGTTGACTGGGCGACACTTCCCACCATATTCCCGAAGTACCGGGCAATGCCTAATCCAACCAGCGCGCCCGTAACATTGGCAACGGTATTAATGTTTTTCGCAAGTCCATCCAACACGCCAGACAGACTCGATGACGCGCCAACTGCATCATTTGCACCGCCCACCCATGCGAGGAAGGCATTTTGCACTTTCTGGGCGGATCCGCTGATCGAAGCCGGGAGAGTTTCAAATTCTTTTCTGAGCACCTGAACATTGGTCAGCAATGGGACGATCTTGTCAGTCGTCAACTCTCCGTTGTTCGCCATGTTACGGAGCCCGCCAACCGTGGTACCCAACCCATCGGCAAGAAGCTTCGCCAACCGTCCGCCGTTCTCCATGATGGCGTTGAACTCTTCACCCCGCAAAACGCCGGAACCTAATGCCTGGCTGAGCTGCGTGATCACCGAACTGGCTTCTTCTGTGCTGGCCCCTGACAGTTTCAACGACGTAGCCACAGTTTCGGTGACCTTCGCAACGTCTGAAGACGCATAGCCTGCGGCACGTAGCGCCTGGGCAATACGGCTGTAAAGGTTGCTGTTTGCCTCGAGAGAAGTCCCTGTGCGCTGGCTGATTTCCATTAGCGTGCGCTGTGATGTGGCGTAATCGTCGGTTGAGGTTGAAGCTAAACGCAGGCGCCCATTTAACTGGTTCCATGTGTCAGCAAATTCAATAAGTTGGTGAGTAGCGAATGCGCCAGCAAAAGCACCGGCTAAACCCGCTGCAGATGACTGAACAGAAGATAATTGTGCGCTGAGTTCTGAAACCGCCTGGCGGGTGTTTCGTGCAGCAGCAGCAGCCTTCTTACCGCCCTGCTCCATTGTTTTGTAATAATCAGCCCCCATCCGGGAAGCACGGGAAATTTCAGACTGAAATGAACTGGAGTTCGCTGAAATTTTGATAATAAGTTCGCGCAGCGTAGCCATATTTCACCCATAAACCCCGCCTGCGCGGGTATCAAAGACCGCCTAAAAACTCTTCAAAATCACTAATTTCTTTCTCTTCTTCCGTCTGGCCCCACTTCAGCAGCACATCGTTTAAGCTGAGTTTTCCGCCCTGTGCATTGATAGTTGCGGTCGCGACTTGCGCAGCCTGAACATCACCACGCCAGTCGCCGATAGGGCTTAACCGGTCATAGGCGATCCACATTTTCAATTCACTGGCGGTAAGGGTTTGGCGGAGTTCGTGAACGGTGCGCCCCAGACGGAGCGCCAGAGAGAAGAGGAAGAAAGTCAGCGGCTCTTTTACTTTTTTTCAGCAGATTCCTGACTCAGGCCTAAGGCCAGAGCCTGTTGCAGTAATCGCACATGGACTGGCCCGTAAATTTCTGAGACCTGTTCTTTATCTTCAGGTGAAAACACCTGGGCGCCGGTCTCATCCAGCAGCACATCGATAAACAGGATCACATCCGCATCGCGGTTACGAATGAAGGTTTCAGTCGGTGTCAGTTTTGGGGGTTCTGTACCTTCCGGCAGTTCGGGAGAAAGAAAGGCGCGGAAATCAACCCAGGCTTGACCAGAGGGCTCGCGCAGGGTGACCTTGATGTCGCCCCATTCCGGTACCGAAACTTCTTTTGTGCGATATGCGCCAGACGGGGCCAAAGCCAGATCACGTAATGAGGCAGAGAGTGCCGTTTTCTTCATTGTTGGGTTCTCTAAAAGTGAAGGAATTCAGGGTAAAAAAAAGCGGCCTGAGCCGCTTAGGAAGTTGCCTGAATGATAGGGATCGGCTTGCCGCGAACGCGCAGTGAATACGTCGCGCCGACGACGGAAGACGTAGCCGCTGACCATGAGCTTTGACGTACTTCTACGAGAATGTAGTAGCCATTGCCCGAAGCGAATTTCACGCGAAGCGCCCGCAATTCGTCATTTTCATATGCAGTCTGCAATGCGGCCTGTGCCTCTTCATCGCCAACCCAGTTACGGGTAATAGACATTTCTGCCGGAGCAGCGAGGCCGTTGGTCTGCTCCTGTTCGACGGAGCACAGCGTGGTGACATCAATGTCGCCTTTCTGCCCGCCGGTATAGGTGATTTCTTTCGTTGCGCATGCAGCTTCCAGCCAGGTGATCCCCACGCCTGGAAAGCCAGGTGCGGTAAAATCAGCGGCAGAAACCGGCGCGTCGGTGACGGCGAACGTCATACCCTTTGTGACTTCGTATTTACTCGACATGTGATCTCCGGACATAAAAAAACCGCCCGTAGGCGGTCTATTGGTGAGGTGAAAGGTTATTGCTGGTTCTGAATTTCCAGCATGGCACGGTAGAGCCCGGTTTCTGACTCGTATCCGTTGGTTCGGTTAAGTTGCGTGAAATTCAGTGGCGCCAGCGCGTTTTGCACCAATTCACGAATTGCGCGGGCTTCATCAGGTGATTTGGCGTAGACATCAACCTGAACGGAATCTGTTTCTTCGGCAGGGCCGCAAAGGGTATCGCCAAAGTTTTCGCTGACAATACTGAAGACGATCCACGGCGCGCTGACAGCGGTTTGGCCTTCGGCATTCAGCGGTGCAACGTAGGGATAAACCTGCCCGCCGGCCAACGTACCTATGAGTGCAAAAACATCGGCTTCCGTCATTTTGATAGCGCCTTATCGATAGCAAGATTGGCCTGTGAAAATGCAGCTTTGGTTGCATCATCCTGCCGGGCGTCATAAGCCGGGCGAACAAAAGGAACCTGAGCCATATAAGAAGTGCCCAACTCGACAAACCGCCAGTAAAAGGCATTCTTGCTGTCGTTCGTCTTCATCTTGTTATCGCTGTTCCCGGTACGGGGGTTCGTGCCTCGGATATGAACGCCAGATGAGATATCACCGTTTCTGTCTCTCTGAGTCATCACGACAATATTCCTCTTCAACTTGCCGGTGCGAACGGGGGCCCGCTTGATCACTTCATCTTTAAAAACAGTAGCTGCCGCGCGTGTGGCATCGCGCATCACTTTTCTGTTTTCAGCTTTGCTCAGGGCTTTCAGGTCATCGGACAGGTCCAGCAAATTCGAGAAATCAAGTTTAGTGTCGATCACGTTTTCACCCCCTGATTACAGAGAATTTCCAACTGCGTCATTCTTGAATCTGGGATTGGGGGACCTGATATTTCTAAAACCTGTCCTTTAAAGGGTCCTGACTTGCAGACAAGCCGGGATGAAGCGCCGACGTCAGCGCGATAGCGCATCCATACACGTATCGTTGCTTCGGCCTTTTCTGCCCCCGACGCCACAAGTTCACGCCCGCTTATGCCTATCACTTCCGCCCATACGGTTGCCGTGTCCGACCAGATCTTTTCCGGTAGCCCGGATGGCTTTCTGGTTTCGATAAAGTTCTGTATGGTGACCCGATCGCGAAGTCTTCCGGCAAACATGTTGGCCTCCTAAACTATGGTCGGTGCACGAAGTGAGTAAATATGGGCGGTTACACTGAAGGGCAAATTACCCGCAGTATAATTTTTTTCCTCCTGACCATCTCTTACCCTGTCAAGGATCCCGACCAGAATAAGCGTTGCCATTTTTACTCGTTGAAGTTCTGCCGTGCCATCAATGATCACCCCATCTTTATCAATCAGTTTTTCGCGCGACCCCTGAACATAATCAAAAATAGCCGAGCTTGCTGACAGGATTTTCTGTTTAATGTCATCGTCTCCGGCATCCGTGTCTATGCGAAGATGCCCTTTTGCTTCTTCAAGCGTTACAAATTCAATCATGCTTTTGGCCTCGCATCACGCCCGCGCTTAACGGCAAGTTTCCATCCCTTTGAAGACGGTTCGCCTGGCTTGTCGGTTGTCTCTGCGTGGCAAAGCCACACTGATCCCGCCCAGGTGACGCTGTCGCCAGGCAAATACTTTTCTCCCTCCTTGAAAATATCTCGGTAGATCATCACCGGTATAAAGAATGACTTCTCCGTCCTGGTGCCACTGGCCAGTTGAGCGGTAATGGTAAATTCACGCTCGTTTGCCTGGCTGATATCAATTGAAGAAATGCCATCAACCAGACATTCCCAGCCATTTAAGCCGGTTGTTTTCTGGAAAGAGCGCCATAAACCTCCCTGGTGTATGGCATAACTGCCGCGAGGGAATGACTTTCCCTCATCGATGCATGGCATTATTTCTAACTGCAGCGCATCTTTGCCGTCTTCCCCCGGTTCCCCATCTTTCGGAAGAGGAAGTGCGGATACTGCGTCTTTTACCATCTGCTGAATGTCAGGCAGTACTGGCTGATGAATTTCAATCCCTTCCACAGCTTTTCGCACCAATCCTTCAATGTCGGGAAATGCTGGTGTTTTCGGAGATTCAGGCACCGGGATGGCAGATACTGCATCTTTTACTATTTGCTCAACATCGGGGAGAACTGGCTGCGGAATTTGAATGCCCTCAACGGCTTTCCTTACCATGCCTTCAATATCTGGAAGTTCTGGTATTTCTGGGGCTTCAGGCACCGGGATAGCAGAGACCGCATTTTTAACTAGCTGATTGATATCGGGTAACACTGGTGCGGCGGGGATTTCAATCTGCGCTAAAACTGCCCTGGCTATGGACGCCTCATCAGGTGGGGTCTTTGGAAGCTGATTAACCAACGCGGCCAGCTTTTCAATTTCCCGCGATTGTGCAGACAGAGCGCTTTCATACTTTTGCTGCACCACCAACAATTGATCTCTTACCGCCTCACCAACAGCCTTCAGCAGTGACATGTCACGTTCATTCATGGGTAAGTAATCCTTTCATCATTACCCTGACCATGAACTGCTCTGGCTCGGACAGAGCCTTGCTGTTTTCGTCGTCAACGGGCGGTGTCGGTGTAAGAGTGGTTTGAGATTTGTTGGTCGAACCAAATGGATCAGCCTGGGCATCACGCTTAGCGAGCGCGGACAGGCTGTAATTTTGCTGTTGCATATAAGGCGTATCCCCGCCTTCAACCGGAAGCATATTCTCTTTGTTTCGCGCCTGATTCGGCGTAAGAAAACCAGCGCCTATGCCTTCGCTGTAAGTTTTATACCGTCCCTCAGTATCCATTCGTATGAGGACATCAAGATCGAACTCAATGCCAGTCTGAGGATCAAGCTCAAGCGCCTCATCCAGCAGCAGTTCTATCGCTTCGATATGCGTTTGAAGACATTGAGAGTAGTACCCCTGATCTAACGCCTCAATATTGTTATAAGACGGCGTTGTAGCCGTATCAACCTTGTAAAGCGGGACGTGAAATGTTGAGCAGATGATTTTGGCCGTCAGGTTAAGTTGCTCAACCATCTGAGCGTCAACCGCAGTCATGGCAATGCTCATAAAGTTGGCACCATCCGCTAACAGCCCTGTTTTACCGGCATTAGCCCCCGAGTAGCCCTCGTCCCACGCGGCTTTAATTTCCTTCGCCTTATCTGCATCCACTGCACCGGGAACGGTGATCACTCCGCCCGGCTTACCGCCATTCTTAAAATGATGGGCTGAATTCGTGAGGATTGCATCCCCCTGCATAGCCGTCAGTCCACAGGCATAAATGGGGGATAATCCGCAAAGAGGGTGAAAAAAACAGTTAAACCGGTCGTGAATAATCTCTCGGGCCGGAACCATGATCTGAGTTTCCAGACCATTAATATTATCTGGCCTAACCTGATAGAAAATTTCTCCATCATCCGTGATGTACGGCGTCACTTTGTTTGGGTCAAGTACACGCAGCTGCTTCACTGCCCCTGATGCTTCCCTTATTTTCAGCACGTATGTATTGCCATCTGACAATTTCGAGTTCATCCAGGACTCAAAAAACTGCATTCGTGTCTGAAAATTATTGGGTTTTCTCAGCAGAGGCGAAATTTTGAGATCGTCATGCGCTGTCCAGATGCCATTGTTTAACTTTTTCTTCAAAAGCACCGGCATTTTTGCGATGTCAGCGGATATCAATGAAATACAGGAGAACACGGCGTGATAAGCCAGAACAGTGGCGCTATCTACCTCTATGTTTCGCTGCCAGGCTCCCGTGAATGATTCAAGGATTCTTCGCCATGATCCCCCACCTGCAGCCTGCAGCGCCTTTTCTTCTTTGGGCTTTTTGCGGAAAAAACTTAACATCGCTGCCTCTCCTGGGTTTTATTCTTTTTTTCGCGTTTTCGTCTTTTTCTCGACAGAATCAGTGATTTCTACATGACCCGTTAAACGAAGTACTTCGGCATAATCGTCACGAATAAACCGCTTTTCACCGGCATGTGCATCGTGTGTATCTTTCAGATAGCGAACTTGTTTCATACAAAGCATGCGGGGGTCTCCCCCCGCATCTCCTGATCTTCCAGCGTTTAGCTGCCAGCGTTGGCGCCGTAATTAACCCCGGTAATCACGGAAACCGCAGCAGTACGACGACGTTTCCAGTTGATCCAGCGCTCAGCACGGATGGCGACGCTGTTGGTCTGGAACATTGACACCATTTCAACCGGAGTAGGCGCCAGGCTGTCACCGGTCGGGTCACTTTCCATTTCCAGTGATGCTTCACTGGACATATCAACAGTCACCCCACCATCATCTGCGAGATAGATATCCGGGGCATTTACCAGCACCAGCAGATTTCCGACATACTGCGAGACAATGACAGGAAGACCCTGGAATGTGCCTCCCAACAGTGTCATTTCCGGATATTCCTTCTGGCCCAGCGCGTTTTTGCGCATTGAAAGCGCAAGTGCGTTGGTGCTGGACATCAGCCAGACAGCGCCGGTTGGTTGCAGATTCGCAGCGACAAACGTTCCGAAAGCAGCGGCCGCGTCATCATCCGGATTTCCGGTTGATGCAATACCGGCAATACCATTCGTGATGGAGGCCGGTGAAACATCCACCTGAGCAGCTTTGGCTGGGTTGACAAAGTCAGTATCCAACCGGGCGATCACCGCCTCTGCCAGCGCGTTACGTACCAATGCATCCGCCGCAGGGTTTGAGAAGCGGATCAACTCATCGGTAAGAACGGCAATGGCCGCCACTTTAGCAAAGCCGAAAGTGACTGATTCAAAGTCGAACTTAGTCAGCGGCTTCGCTTTCCCCTGTCCGACCCAGTTAGCTGAACCGCCGGAAGTTTGCGCATGAATGCGAACATTAAATGGCACGCTGCGCAGGGCAGGAATACCCCCCAGACCAAAACGACCAATAAGCGTCTGAGGACGAAGGAAATCGATGAAATCCTGTGCGTATTCCTGATATTCAACAAGACTTCCTGCCCAGGCGGGATCGGTTGTTGAGCCAGCACCCACGGCGGACTTCAGTACATGGTGAAGCTTGGCGTCATCGCCATATTTTGCCTTTGCAATTTCAAGCGCATCACTGCGGCTGCCTTTTGCCGCAGCAAGACATTTGGCGAATCGGGCAAAACCGATACCTTTTTCCAGCTTTTGTTCCACGCGGATAATGCCAGGTGCGCGGTTACCGGCGGTAGTGACCACCTGACCGCCAGCGGCTTTTTGAACCGGTTTAGCGGTATCAGCTTTGGTGGCTTCCATATCGCGCAGACGCGCAAGGTGAGAATCGACGCTTTTGATTTCCGCAGAAACTTCGTCGTATTTCTCTTCTTCTTCAAGATCAAGCGTGCGGCCTTCTTCAAAAGATTTTGCCATCACTGATTCACGGGCCGCTTCCAGCGTTGCGCGCTTGGTTTCGAACGATTTGATTTGCTCAGAAATGTTCATTGTTGTTCCTTTAATCGAAGTGGTTTTTGGTGCTGTAGCGCCAGCGTGTTTGTTATTTTTCGAATCGTTCTGCCCGATGCCTGACGCGGCACGCAGTTTCTCATCGATAGATTTGACTGCCTGAATCGTTCCCTCAGCGTTGGCCGGAACCGTCACGACTGAGAGTTCATACCACTCCCATTTCGTAAACCGGATGCCGCCTTCGTCGATGTATGCGTATTCAATCGGGCGAAAGCCGATCGATAGCCCTTTAACGAGTCCGAGCCGAATGCTCTGCCAGGCTTCTTCAAGTCTGGCGGCTAGCTGACTCGGGGCATCAGCCTTTACCAGCTTTGCCTTAATTTCTATTCCATCGGGGGTAACCTTGGCACTTGTTACCTCACCTATTGGAGACTGATGGTCGTGTTGCCATAAAAGCGGGATCGGTAGCTGAAATTCAGCCCCTTCCGGCATCACGATGTCTCCATACCGGTCAGGTGTCGGCGTAGTGGCTATGCCGGTAATCTCCCGCGTCTCCTCATTGACCGATTTCACCTTCAGAAGACTGACGGCATGCTGTTGCTTCATTTCCTGATCTCCAGAAACGAAAAAACCCGCCGTAGCGGGTCGTGGAAGACGCAATCTCTATATGAAGAAAACGCCGTAATCTTTTTTTGTCGGTGCGGGGTTCAGCGCCATCAGATAAATTGCATTAAACAGCGCCATTAATGGGTCGATTTTACCAATGCCACTGGCTCCTTTTGTCACCAGAGGGGCATTACCGCTGATCACGACTTTGGCATTACCAACGCACCAGTTCATCAGGGGCTGTAGCGCATGCCGCAATACTCCCTCTGCCAGTTTTCTTTCTGCGGCCTTACACGCGCCGCCGAGCCGCCAACCCTGGCTGACGCCAACCACAGAATCCTGTGGTATTCCTGACTCAATCAGGGTGTCAAGCAACACTCCAACGCTGGCGGGGTCCATGCCAACCTTGTCGAGCAAACCTGCTTCATAAATCTGAGAAACGTACATCGCGACTTCATCCGCATCATCGCCCATTACTTTGACTATCGTCAGATCTCCCTGCCGTTCAAAATCCCGTAGTTTGCTTTCTTCACTTTTTCGTCGTTCAAGGGCTTTTTCGTGTGCCCAGGCATGCGACCAGGTGAGCCATTCCCTGGTATTTTTATCTCTGCCGACTATCGAAAGACCGAGAAGGTCATCAAGGCCACCGCCGTCTATCCCCACGGTGATGACCTCGCAACGGCTCAATATCTGCTTGAAGGTTACAGCTGGATCGGCTTGAAGCTCCCAATATTCAGCACCGGCCCATCGGTCATTTCTAAGATTCATGCCGATTTCGACGTTTAGGTGCTTTGCAAGGAACTTTCTCAGGCTGCCCTCATCTTCCTGCGAGCGCTTCAGGTAATCATCATCCAGCCATTCTTTGCTTACCGAACGTCCCATGTTGGGGTTGGTAATATAAAAATTGTCCGGATTTCGGAACCCCTCAGATTCAACCATTTCCGGTGGGAATTCATACAAAATACCGAGTGTTTTACCGTCTTTGATGATGCCATCGCGGACATTGCGCCAGTAATCGAGTTTCTTTTTGAAAACACCCGCTGGCGGCTCATCACTCTGCGTGGTGAGGTAAATTACCCAGCCCTCGTTACGAGATACCTGACCGCCCAATGCCTCAATAAACATCGCATCGGCTTTTGCGTTCTTACCGAAAAGCCAGAGCTCCTCAACCAGAATACGTCCGGCCTTTTTACCTGAAACGGTGTCGCTGTCAGCGGCCACAACCTTCAGACTGTTACGGTTAATCCGATGAGTGATGGTCCTTATGTGATCCTGAATATGGAAGATGGTTGATAACTCCTCATCCTCCCTCACCATACTGGCTGCCGGCTTGAAGCAGTTATCGGCGACCTCTTTTGTTGGGGCTAAAATCAGGTGCTCTTCATCGGCGCGCCAGCAAATAACCAGTGCGGTGAGCATAATGCCCGCCGCTATTGTGGATTTGGTGTTTTTTTTGCTGATGAGTAGCCCGTATTCACGGATCATCTGATTTCCGGTTGTCTGGTCATACCCTCCAAAAATTGCCAACACGAAATCAAACACCCACTGTTCCGAGCACTCCCCAAACGTCGGTTTGCCAGGCACATCTGTCACTCTCAATTCTTTGAAAATTGACAGAGCATACTGCCCGGAGTCAGGGAAGATCGGTGGCGGAATGATTGACTCACGATTAACAAGCTTCGTTGCCCAGTCAGTGCATGCGGTAGACCATTCAGGCATTTACTGTTTCCCGTTGTTGACAACCAGCTGAGGCGGGGCCATTCCCGCAAATTTGCTGGCAACCGCTTTAGCTGCTGTCAGCTTCGCATCTTTTTTGCCACCCTCACCTTTTTTGCTGTGGATATAAGGCAGCATGGCTTTTGCTGCATCTTTACGGATGTCAATGTCCTCATCGGAGCTATTCATTACTGCTTTTAGAAAATCAAGCGGGTCCTCATATACACCGATTCTCCCGCTGTTTTCTTCAGGCTGCTGAGGAGGGTCTGTTACTGCTGGGGTGTTAACATTTTTTCCGAATGTCGGCTCATCATCGACTTCAATTTTTTCTTTCTTTTTTCTTTTGATAAATGCGATGACTTCCGGGTCATTAGCGAGCTGCGACCCCTTGGAGCGAGCGGATTTTTCAGAATATCCAGCTTTAATTGCCGCGTCTTTTTGTGACATACCGGAAACCAGCGCAATGGCGAATTTTCGCTTCTGCGCTGTTAACATGTTTACACCCTCCAAAGGGGGAAATTTTCTGCGCGTGAGAGGGTGGGCGGTTTCGCGTTCAAACCGCCAAAAACATTAGATCCTCCCCCCCACCCATAATGAGAATAAATATCATTGACATTCTAATGATTGCATTTGCAACCATTACCAGTCGCAATGACAACCATTCTCACTTGCCTTTCATGTCATCCTTTGTCTTCTTCCGATGGCAGCCGTCATCACCATTGCAGAGGATCTGGCAGTTATCATCAGTATCAGGTCCACCCTGATAGAGCGATACAATGTGATCAAGTTCGAACCCATGCGGATATTCAGTCAGGCGTCCGCAGACCGCACAGCATGGACTGGCTGCCCACATTCGCTTACGACGCGCCTGTAACTTCCAGCCCGTTATGCGACTGTCAGCAATGACCATTGGCTTCAATCGCTGCGTCGTTACGGCCTGCAATCTTGGCTTGAGTGTCGTTAGCTTTGCCATCATCTGGTCCATTCAGGGAATAAGGCGAGACGCCACGCGCGGCGACGCTCTGCCCTTGGTTGATTGTCTGGGTGTCGCTCGACCGTGACGCCGTCTGCATGATCCACCAACGAGTAACAGGGATAGATGACCTTGCCTCCCAATGCATCACCGACTGCATAGTCAGCCGCCTTAGTTCGGTTCCAGTTCTGCATTATCCGGCTTAGTCCGCTGACTGGCGGGCTGTAACATACGCCATGAATGAGCCGGTCCATCATGATGTGGGCAGCGCGGCGTTTATCTGCATCAATCAGGCTGGCTGCTATCTGCTGCTGGTACTGTGGGGGACGCCCGGTACCCAGATAGAAACTGATGAGATTATCGGGAAACTTGGTCAGCCACTCATTCACACCCCGAGAGAAGTCCGGTAACGGCAGAGCGTCATCCTCAAGAATTACCACGCGGCAATCCTGCTGACTGGCCCACTCGATGGCACGGCGATGGTTCCAGTTCGCACCGTGGTCGTCTTCATCAATCAACAGGTGCGCGTCCAACATATCAGCGAGGCGAGTCGCCATGTCTCGGCGCTGGTGGTGCCCAACAACACAGAACTTCATCATGCAATCCCCACTCTCTGTTTGTAGGCTGTGTAGCGCTGGTCATTCTCGAACTTTTTAATGCCGTACTTCTGTTCGAACAGCACGACCTGACCCCATGTCATTTCATCAGGCGGTGCAGCACCGCCGGTCTTAGAAACCAGATGTTTAACGTGTGAAGCAGGGATAATCATTGGCATAGAACCGGCTCGCCTGACCTGCTCAATCACCGAATCATCTGCGCACCAGTACCGAAAATCTTCATCCAGCCCACCGATATCCACCCACAACTGACGCGACAGCACGAAGCACCAGCCGCTGAAATGTTTTCCATTAACAGTGCCGGTTTCATTTTTAGTGATCCCCTGCTGTCTGCTGTCGCCCGGACTGACGGGAGACATAACAGGATGCTTGGCCTGCAGCAGGGCGTCGAGCCATCCGGACATGAATTCAAGGTCATTATTGGCAACCATGACCCACGGTGCGGAACCAGTCCTAATGCCTCGGTTGGCAAACGCGTTGTAAGCGAACGCGCTGCTTTCATAAAGCGTAACGGCACCTGCATAACGAACGGCTTCGGTCTGCTCAATGACAATGACATTGACGTTGTGCACTCCTGCACCATCCCGGCAGGTGTTAATAGCGTGCTGAGTCATCACCTGTCGTTCATCGGTGTCGCCCTTAGATAAAATGACAACATCAATAACAGGAGGCTTTGACCGCTTCACTATCTGCGTCTGGTAACGCTGTGAAAGCTGCGTTTCGGTCGTCGTGCGGTTGTAATCGTAGTGATAAAGAACCCGCTCAATAGCATGCTCAGTGCGTAAAAGTGGCCGGAGGTCTTTGGCGTACTCTCGATCCTCGCCACAGAGTTTCGACGGGAATGGCGTGCGTAAAACAATAGCCCGCTTCACTGCACAAATATGGTTCGGGATCCGGTGATACTCATTACCAGTGTTGGCATCGTCGGCATATTTCAGCGAGTAACGGCACAGTAACGGCGCGTTGCCATCGAGTGACACCTTTGCCTGAAACGTAATGACGTCAGCGCCGGAAGTCGCGGCCGTCAACAGCGATGTAATGTAATCAGGCTCTATGCGGTCGTCGTCATCAACGAACACGACATATTCGCCCTTTGCCAGCCTGACCATCTCGTTACGCTTGTCGCCCAATTGAATGGTTTTGGTGTCCATAATGAACAGGATTTCAACCCTGTCCTGCTCGGATTTGCTCAGGGCATTGTATTGCCCGAAGATCTGAGACTGGATTTTCTGAGCGAAATTATCCCAGCGCGTATGCACTGAGGGGATCAAAATGGACAATGCGACACCAGGCTTATGCCCGGCAATAACATCGCGACGAAATGGTACGTATTCCGAACTGTAGCGTTTCTCTTCCGCCAACTGAGGCTTTGCAGCCAATCTGACGTGCTCAGGAACTGAGGACTGAATATTGCCTTTTTCGTCACTCGCATAAAATAAACCGGCTGAATCCTCCACATCCTGATAGCGGCAGGTTGTCAGTCCTGCGTTGAAAATGCGGTCTGACCACGATTCGTGCTCAAAACCCCACGTCCCGAAATTGGTATCCATGCCGCCTACACGGTCAACGGCTTTGCGTGTCACATATAACATGCAGCCTTTTGGGCGGACGTGGGCGCGGACCCCGTTTTCTCGAAAATAAGCGTCATCACCCCACAGGTACATCAGATGCTGCTCTGGCGATGAGGTATAAGGCACCCACCAGTTTTCAGTGGATGGCCACGTATCATCGTCAAATAAAAAAAGGTGGTCACATCCAGAATTCAGCAACTCTTCAATGCAACGATTCTTTGCGCCAGCAATGCCGAGTGATTTCTCATGCCGAATAATTTCAATACCGGCAGCAGCCGCCGCTGGCGCTGAACCATCGTCAATCACGATTAACTTAGCGCCAGCCGGTAGATATTTCAGATGCTGTTCAATCGTCTTTGCCAGAACAGAAGGCCGGTTGTGCGTCGTAATGGCAATGCCAATCAGCGAGCCCGAATTGCACACAGGCGCATACGGGACACCATCAATAGTGACCTGCATAGATGCTCCTGGTTAATTATTGTTTCTTGATGCGAACGGTACCGAAGAGGGTTTGCCACTTAACTTCGCCGTTCTCTGCGATCATGCGGTCGTGTTCATCTAACACAGCAGCGATTACTTCACCATTTTCATCATCAGCGGTGAAGCAGCTCTTGACCTCTTCGCCATCGAGATAAACTTTGTAACGCTGCCCCGGATAAATTCTTATGCCAGGGTCATCATCCAGAACTGTTAATCGCATAATGCTCACCTTTTCAGGCCATAAAAAAACCGCCCGTAGGCGGTTAGTTGAATAATTTGGTGAAAAGCAGGCCAAGCTTAACGCAATTATTGATCTCCTTAATTATCCTCGCAGGATAAATCCCGTAGAGGGTTAAGGCTATCAATGTTACCTGAGCCCCTTGGCTTTTCATGCATTGACCTTAATCCTCGACAACTAAGGCGGAAGATCTTCCGGCGCTGCCGGAGAATGTAAAAGCCCAAAATGGTTAAACCAACTTGGTGTATCTTCCTTCTCACTATCTTTTCTTTTTCAGTTACCCCTGGCTCAGGAACCCTGACGTCGAGATCAGCGGATGCTTTCGGGGACGTTCAAAAATTGGGTCAAAAAGACCTCCTTGAACATTCCGTGGGTGACTAGATGCAATATAGCAAAAGAAAATGAATGTTGTCATTATCGCAGACACTCAGTGAATGCCTGCTGTAATGCCCAGGCTAACTACGCCAAAGAACTCCACCTGGTCTCAGTTGCTCACGGATAATGGCTTCTACTTTTTCGGTCAGTTCATCCGGTGATTTCATTTCCCGTTTGTCTGAAGTCCCAGCCTTTGGAATCGGACATCCGCCAAAAGGCAGAGTGTATGAACCAAATACTTTCTTACAGTCAGACAGCCACCCTTTCTGGATAGAAGCATCCTTAATGAAGATGTACCCATCGATGACATGAAAGGGCTTATGGGCTGGATATTCCAATGAGACTGAAACGTCTTCGACATTACCCGTGCAAATATACTCAACCGTGAGTGGTTGGATTATTTCAACCTCTTCGATGGTGATCGGGATGATGAATTGCGAAAACGACTTACCTCTTCGCTCTCCCTCGCACAGCACCTGATCGCCGTGTTTAATCCGAAAGCTCAGACTTGCACTGCAATAATCGCCATCTTGCAACGTATAAAGACGGTTAAAGCTTAAATAAATTTTGTTGGTCATTTAGCTGCACCTAATTACGGACATAAAAAAACCGCCCGTAGGCGGCTTGGTAATATTTACAGAGTAATTATTTCTCAATAATCGAAAGTATGGCATTTGCTAATAATTCAATGTTCGCAGCTGCATACTTAAGATCATCTTCAACTTTATCTGAACTACTCCTTTGTGAGGAAGCAGCAGCTGAAGCTTTAGCAATTTCCAAAGCAGCTGCTACTGCAGCAACACGTCTTTGGATTTTCAAGTCGGGGAGGTTATCTCGCAGTGGGAAATTTTCTAACATGTTAAGCACCTTTTGATAATGGGAGGTGGCAGATTACCCTTATCTTAAATATGGTTAAAGCATTATCACAGGCACTCATTGAACGCCTGCTGTAATGCCTTAGCAGTCGCCGTCCGGCTGTGCCACAGCTCGGCACGCAGCCATGCATGCAGTCTGCATATCCGTTTTGGCGATCGCCAGCCAGCGCGGATCTGCCCCATCGCAGCGCAACCTTTCAATGTGCGAGATAAATTGACGGCTAAGCGCCTTAACAGAATTCATATCGGCAATATCTTGCTCGGATAAGGTGCGGTAGCCTTTGACTGTGCTGCCGTCTTGCGGTTTTGCTTCGCTCATCAATCATTCCTTCATCAGTTAATTTTGCAACGCTTCTGGGCTTCAGTGGTATCACCCTGTAGGGATCAGACCAGCTTTTTCGCCAGTTCAACCAGGTCGTCAAACACCGCATGAGTCTGCGCGCCAGCAGCGGCAACCAACTCTTTCAGCTTCGCCAGTACAGCATCGCAGTTGTTAACGACAGGCTGCTGTACTACCTCGTCATTCAATGGTTCTGACATGTTTTGTTCCTCTGTTTGAGTTTCGGCGGGTGCCGGTTTGAAATGCTTATGAAGAAACGCCAATAGCCATTTGATCATTTCGGATTGGCCTTCTGGTTGGTCACTTTGTCGTAAGTGCGCTCGCAGGACTGTCCGGAGACATAACTTTTGTCAGCCTCAGTTGCGTACTTTCCCGCCATTTCGTCAGATTCGCTGAGCAACTGGGCAAGCAGAATGCTGGCCTCGGTTCTTGCCGAGCTTGCTGCGACAGTGGCGGAAAGGCGGCCGGTTTCACTTCCTGCGAGTTGCCGCTGGAGGGTCTCGAGTTGTTTGCGCAGCCCGGCACCAGCACGATCAGCAGCAGCGGCATCAGACCGAGCTTTAGCCAGTTCTTCTTCAACATGTTTTCGTTCCTCGTCGGCGGCCAATTGGCGGCGTTGTTCTTCCGCTCTTTCCTGCCCTTCACGCTTCAAGGTTGCGGCTGTATCGACGGCGTCACGCTGTGACCATTTCAACTGCCAGGCCTGATCTGCGGCATTATATCCAGCGGTATAACGCCAGTGACTAAAAGCCCATAACGAAGAAGCCACCAGAGCGATTAACACCAGTGGCTTCCAGAATTTTTTAATCAGGGCTATAACGGCTGTCATGATAAAAACAGTTCGCGTTCAGCGGCACGGCGCTTCGTAAGTCCTTTCAGCACGCGACCGGCAGCCTTATTCCATTTCGGGAACTCATTGGCTGCGCCAGCATAGTCACCCGCGTTTAATTTCTTGATCAGGGTCGAACTGGTGAAGTTCTTCGAACCGACATTGAAAATAAACGATACCAGCGCATCAAACTGATTCTGCGTCAGTGGGACTTTCACGTTTGTCCCGATCGACAGTTCCGGCACTTTCACATCATCACGCAGAAACTGTTCAGCCTGGGGCTGTGTGATCACGTCACCGCGTTTAACGTTGTGCGTGTGCCCGATACCAATTGTCCACGGCACGCCACCGGTTCCCGGATCAGGGTACGCAGTCAGCACGCAGCTTTCGAAGCGCTTAATCAGCGCAAAGCCTTTATCACTGGTTTGCATGAAGTTCTCTCAGAGGAGTTACTGCGGAATTCGCAGGACTTTAATGATTTTCGCCACGTTGCCGCGCACGGCGAATATCGCAATGCAGATAACGAGGTTCAGTAAGAGGATGGCAAAACGCGTTCCACCATAATGATCAAACGCCCAACTCAGTGGGACGTGTCCGTAAATCAGGATCATCAGGTAGGCCAGCCATGACGCCCAGCGGCGGTGTGTCGCTCCGTTCTTTCGAAAGAAACTCAGCCGGATAACCACCAGCGTACACACCACCACGTTCAGAATTACCAGCGGGTCATTTATTACCACTTTGCCCCCTCCACCGATCAATCAGTGATGTTGGGTTCTTTGCCCGGTTGCTGGCGAACGTAAGCAGCTGCACCGCCAGTGCGGAGATGATCACCGCGCCCAAGGCATCCAATGGTTTATCAGGGTAACTGAGCCAGGCCGCCAACTTAGCGCCAGCAACACCGGCACCGAGCAAGCCACACATGAATGAAACGCCAAAATATGAAATGCGGCGCCACGCTGACAGGTCAACGGCTGACGTGACGTAGAAAACAGCGCCAGCAAAGGCACCGAAAACCACCCCGTAATCCAGACCGGTGAACCAGCCAAACAGACCGACCGTTGCAAGCGCCGTTGAAGCCGCTGAAGCTGAAACCGGCTCAGACATTGATAAACCCCTTATCGCTGTTGGTGTCCTCACAACCGAATTGAGGGCAATAAAAAAGGCCACCCGAAGGCAGCCTTAAGAGAGGTAAGCGACTCTTTAATTAACCAGAATCTCTAACCGTTTTCCGAGTGCGGCGAGCGCCGCCTCAGTAGTATCAATCTTTGTATTATGACCCAGCGTAACAATCCGCTGAACCTCCTGAGGTTTCAGGTTCATTCGCCGGGCTAACTCTGCGTTTGAGGTTCCAGTCTCGAGCATTGCATTAAGCAAAAGCACTTTTGCCCATACGCTGGCCGGTACTGTCACGAAGTCATCACCAGATTCACCAGGAAGTGGCACCGGTTGGTTATCTTCGAAGTAAAATTCAAACGCGGTAACCAGAGCGTCACGCGCCATTTCTAACGCTTCTTCTCTGGTATCGCCCTGCGTTAACGCTTCCGGTATATCCGGGAAACTCACGAAGTACCCGTCACCGTCTTTTTCAAGCTTTACTGGATATCGCATATTCAACGCGATGAATCTTTGCGAGTAACCAGCCCCGAAGGGCCGGTTTGTTAATTTAGGCCTAACTGCTTGAGTATGGCCTTTCGCAGTGGTTCTTTTATCTCAGAGCTGGGATGCCTTGGCATTACGCTTCGCTTCCCGTTAAATCTCAGCTTCAAGTGGTTAGTACCGTTTGAAACTTCAACCCCCTGCGACTCAAGCCACCGCCTGAACTCGCTCTGCTTCACCGCCTCCTCCTGTTTGTTTAACTTGAGATAAGTATAAACATTTTTGTTTATACGCGCAAGCTAAATTATAAACATTTTTGTTTATCATCAGGAGGTGTGAATTATTACCACTTATCGACGTGGCCGCGTTTTCCAATCGATAAACCCCTTATCGCTGTTGGTGTCTTCACAACCGAATTGAGTGCATAAAAAAAGGCCACTGAACGGTGACCTCATAACTTTTCATTTCTGATGAAAAATTTACAACCAATCTAAGATTGCGCGCCTCTTGGCAGGTAACAAAGAATCTCGATAGACGCTACTTGTTCGATTTAACCTTAACCCATTCAGCTTTGCATATTTTTTGAATTGTCTCCTCAAAATTTCGCAAGCTTTTAGCAATTTCTATTGAATTCCCTGCATTTCCAGAGTTACGAATTTTAACTAAATTAACTTTTATATGAACAATAATAACGGAAATAACTTGATACTCGGATTCATCTGGGTTGAGTAACATTCTTATTTTGGCTGAGTGAAAATCCAGCAAGTCAAAGGCATCAAGGATTGAGGGATTTAAACCACCTACCCTATGGTGATCATTAATAAGCATTTGAATACGCATTACTTTACCAAAATACTCTGCAGCTGATGACCGTAATTCGTTTATCCACGCCTGCCTGTTGGTGGATACCGTTTGAGCCAATAAGTTTTGAGATGCGATATCCAATTGGGCTTCCCTATCCTTATCATAAGATAATTGTTGAGCAGCACGGTCTTCTTTTAACGCTATTATATTTTGCCTGATTGTAAGCCATGCAATTGCACCTGGTATGGAGCCAGCTATAAAAGCGCCTAAAACACTAGCTAAGAAAGTATCCCAAGCAAAATCAGTTTTTAACTGAATATCTGGCATGTGAGATATAGCCAGCCGACTGAGTTCTGTAATATGCCCACCAAAGTATGGGAAAGGGACACCTAACCATTCCATGAGTAAACCCTCAAAATGAAAGATTAAGCATATTACTTAGTGCATTAAATAAAAAGCCCCAGCGTTTGCCGAGGCTTGATATCAGGTATAGTTTTCCATCATTGGGATAAATCTAGCCAGATTCGGCAACTTTTGCAACGTCTAAATCACTGGGTTACCTTTTTAAATTCAGTTTCGGCCGCCGACTCCTCAATAAAGCATTTGGTGATCAGCTTCTCGTAGAACGGTTTCCAGCTGTTGTTCCACGTTCTCTCCGGCAGGTCTGGCAGCAATGCTTTCACGGCGCGGTGTGCTACTGCCGCTGGCAGGCGGGAATAGCCAACGCCATGACAACGCGGACATTCCTTTACAACCGGCAGCCCCATCAGAATGGATTTCTCCCGATCGACTACTTTTCCCGTCCCGTTACACCGGCAGCGACTCGAGATAATGCCCTTTCCTTTGCATGGCTGGCAAATCAGATCAACTATCTCTTCACCTTCCGTTTTGGACTTCATTTCATGGCGGTAAAGCAGCCCAAGATTACCAGGAAGAGAATCGATAAGGTGCTGACGGTCGATGGCCAACTGATTTCTGAAGGTTCTTTTCACCTTCGTAAGGCCGGTACCGGAGCAGCACGGGCAGGTGGATGTAGCCGCCGCCGAGCGCGCGTAATCTTCAAAAGCCATCTTCGCCATAATGCGCAGGCATTCAGCCATCCGGCGCCCCGCTACCTTGCCGATGTGCTTCGGTGCGTGCTGTTTTGCGTACTGCGTCAGCATGCCGACTGCTATCGTTTTGTCCTGCTGGCTGATACCGGCTTTTGCCAGGAACAGACGCAGGCCGAATTCAGCCCCGCTTTGTGTCATTCCCAGCGCTGCCATAATATCCGTGATGTTCAGTGCATCGCTGGCCGTCGCGCGGGAACTGTCGCTGATCGATAAGCCTTTCGGGGAAAAATGCTTCAAAATCGTTTCAAGGTTCATGCTGTCTCCACACTTATTTTTGTTTGCCGGTAGCGATAACACCCATCGCCAGCGCGCGGTCTAATGTCTTCAGCACCAGAAATTCCTGTGCACCGTGCTCTTCTTCCCAAGCCGGGGTATTCGCATGAAGTGAGTCGTGACACCGTCTGCACAGCGGGATCACGAACAGGTCATGCGCTTTTGTTGCCATCCCACCAAATCCATTGCCGGTGATGTGGTGCGGATCATCGGACCCGTTACCACAGCCGCAGCATGGCTGGCGCTTTACCCATTGGGTGTATTTCGTGTTTTCGTACCGACGGGGCTTCGGAATACGGAAGTATGATTCCGGTGTCTCCGGATCGATTGCCAGCGCCAGCACCGGTTTTATGTTGTTCGCCAGTTCTTCACGGGGTTGCTTCTCCCACGGGTTGACGTCAGCCTCTTTACGCTGGCCGCCGGGCGGGTTGTATTTCATTCCCAGTGCCGCGCAGACCACTTCTTCCGGCAGCTGGTGAACCAGCCCTTTCGAAACTGCCCACCAGCACAATTCTGGCAAGGTCAGGTGACGGCCGTCAGGCAGACCATACCGGTACCGGATTGCCTCAGTCACAAATTCGGCGGCGTTCGCCAGCGCGGTCGCATCCAGTTTTGGCGATTCTTTTTCCCGAAACTCGTTGTCATGCGCCCAGCACAGACAGACCACGCCACGACCGCGCGGAACCTGCACCAGCTCATGGTGATGGTATTCTCCGTTGTAATCCGGGCACTGACAGACGCGGTGGCGCTTAACCCACAGCGTCAGTGCCGCCATGCCGCCGACTTTGGCAATGACCGCCGGAGACGACAGAAAACCAGACAGGCGCGGATCCCGCGAAAGTGACTGGGCTTCAACCGGTACCAGACCGTCAGGCATGGTATGCAGGTCAGCGGGTTCGTTGGTGATCAGCAGGCGTTTACTGCTGAAGAACTTCACCATGTCCGCTGGCAGCGCGAACTGCACGATCCCCAGTTCCCTCTGAGGATACGGTTTTAACAATGCTCTCACGCGTGGGCCTCCTGTTTCTGTCGCAGATAACCAGCCCACAGCCCGGCAACCCATTCAACGCCCTTTGCCGTGAATCTGGCCTGGCGAAACGCATGCTGATTCTGCTGGCTGGTACCGGTTTTCACCTCAAACCGACCTGCCTCTAAATGATTGGCCTTTGGCGTCAACTGGCCTTCAAGCCGGTAAACAATGTCTTTCTCGAGCAGGAACATCCGGAATTCCGGTTCTTTCGCATGCAGCAATTTACAGACCGCGCGGAATCCCATAGAGCCATTAGCCATCACGTACTGATCAACGAATTCCACTTTTGGGGCCGCCAGCGCCAGCTGTGATTCCAGCACCTGTTTTTCTTCGGCCAGATCAGCAGCCAGTCGTAACGCTTCGGGCAATGACTGGGGCAACTGGTTTTTCAATTCCAGCTCCTGCCAGCGGTCAACTACCGCGGCGGTGAACTCCGGAGACAACCGGGCAACCAGCACCAGCGAATCTCGCTTATTGAACCAGTACTCCTGATACTCCTGACCGTTCTGCTCATGAAAATAGGGGGTGTGCGCCAACGGCGCGCTTAAATTTCCAGCAACTGCGAGCCGCTCAGCTGAGCGTTTCACATCGCTGTGTTTGCTTTGCACAAGCTCTGCAATCTCACGGCTCGACATCGTTACCACTTTTCCTGACAGCAAACTGTTCGACATAATCACTCCACACGTTAAGCCGGCTGCACACCGGCGGGTTTGAAATCAGTTATCGTTATTTCTGCCTTCCCTTCTTTGGTCACCGGTCCCCACTCGACCGTCATTCGTTTTACTTGGCTGTCGTCCTTCCAGATCCCCGCGTGGGTCAGGCCATCAAACAGCGCCTTCTGGAAGTTATCTAAATCCCGCTTTGCCCTGGTCGGTGGACACAGAACCAGATGCACTTCCAGTTCGGTGAGCAGCGCAGGCGGACGGCTGCGGAACTGCTGATAAATCGCCGCCAGCGCGTTCGACCGGAAGATCCTCCCCCGCTCGCTGATCAGCACGCCCTTTCGGGTGGAGCGCCAGTAACCGTTGACGCTTGGCGGGAATGGCAGGGTCAGTCGCATGCTATTTCCCCCGCTTTGATCAGACTGTTAAGCACTGCGTCAGCATGTTCACGCGCGGCGGTGTAGTCAGTGGAATGTAGCTCCCCCGAAGGGGAGACAGCCATCAACCAGCCTTTGTAAGCAGAGAGCCAGATTTTCTGGAATTCGTTCATGCGGCCACCTCTTTATCAGCTCCGCACATTTCTGGCAGATTGGCGCGCACCAGCGCTTCAGCAAAAGGAGGCGGCACCGCGTTACCGCAGCGAGCAACCTGTTTGTCTTTGGCGTATTTTTTGCCGCGATAATCCTGATCGATGATGTACCAGCTCGGGAAACCCTGGGCGGCGTAAAGCTCATGGGGTTGCAGCATGCGCATGCCGATGTCGACGATCTGGTAATCGACGCCTTCCACTGTGACCAGGCCGAACCGGTCATTCGTGGTTACGGTGTGCAGAGACCCGTCCAGACTGATGCCTTCTTTCTCGTTGCCGTAATACTTGAGCAGGAAAGCGCGTACCTCACCGATGTGAAGTCCCAAAGCAGTGATTGCCGGAACTGGTTCGGTCACTACACGCCCGTCTTTGCAGCTACCGCGCAGCAACACCAAATTTGATGTGACTAATGCGTGATGATCGACAGTGGTTACGCCGTGAGTTGGCCCGGTGATATCAACACCCGGACCGGTGTAATTACCGCCGTAATGCTTGGCCAAAAAAGCGGTGCAAAGCTGGCTCTTTCCACCACCAGCCCCCATTACAGTGCCGTGTGGCTCAGTTACTGGATGACCAACGCTATTACCGAATTGACGGGCAATTACCGGAGCAACAAGAAGGTGCTCGGCTTTACTGGTGATTGTCGTGATGCCTTTGGTTGCTGGATATGCCATCCGGTCCCCACCGAAACCAGTTTGTCCTATACGGGCAATAATCGGGGCCACGATGGAGAAGCCGGGTGTCTTTGTTATGGCCTGCAATGGTTCATCGACAGACTGTCCACGGAAGCAGTCGTAACTGCTTTTAGTGCTGGTGTGGTTGCACTTCACGATAAACGGCGTCGGGTTGTCGATCACGAAGCGCTGAATGCCGCGGGCAATGCGTTTTAGTGTGTTTTCAGCCAAGGGCTTTTTGCGCTCGAAAATGCTTGGGCACGGGATTGACCAGTCGATACATTCTGCAGCTGTACGCCACGGCGCAAGCTTACCGCTCTGAACGTCCAGTGATTTCGGGTCCCCGTGGCTCGCTACTGGCCATTCAACTGGCTGGCCATCACAACGCATCACCATGAAGAACCGGCGGCGTATAGTCGGCGCACCGAAGTCGCAGGCGCGTAATTCGCGGTGATCGACTACGTAGCCAAGCCCGGCAACCAGTCGGCGGACATCGTCGCTGTTCACATCGATGTTCAGCACTTCACAGCATTCGGTGATGGCCGGATGATCAGCTGCAATGCCGGTTGTCAGCATGCCGATGAATGCAGCAAATGTTTCGCCAGCGCGCGCCGGGTCCGGATGTTCTGTGCCGTCTTCTGCGGTCAGCAGCGGACCCCACGTTTTGAACTCTTCGACGTTCTCAAGCATCATCACGCGCGGGCGCTTCGCCAGTGCCCAGCGGATCACAATCCATGCCAGACCACGGATTTCTTTTTTAACCGGTTTACTGCCCTTCGCTTTACTGAAGTGACGGCAGTCAGGACTGAACCATGCCAGACCAACCGGACGGCCAGCGGTTGCCGCGATAGGGTCAACATCAAACACCGATTCGCAGTAGTGCAGCGTTTCAGGATGATTGGTGCTGTGCATGGCGATCGCGTTCTCGTCATGGTTGATCGCGATATCCACGCTGCGACCCGTTGCCATTTCAATACCGGTACTCGCACCGCCGCCGCCCGCAAAATTGTCTACGATGATTTCTTTCACGCTGTTGCTCCCATTTTGCGGGCAAGTGTGCCGGCGGTATCAATGATCTGGTCGACCGGCATTCCGTCCATTTTCAGGCGGTTGATGTGGTGACGAAGTTTGTTCTGCAAATGCGCGTCGAGATTTGAAGACTCGGCGACCTGGTCAAAGAGATGATTCACTTCGGCTGGCCATACGCGGTTGTTGGTTTCCGGTACCGGAATAATTTCAGGAATATTTTGTTGCGGGGTTTGTTGTAAACCAGCTGCCAAGGTGCGGATCTGGAATAGAAATGCCTCGCCTTGCGCCAGCAGTTCTTCACGATCGATGTAGTTGAAGGCAGGACCACGCCACTTCTTATCAAATACGGCAACAGCGCCAGCAAAGAAAGCGCCAGATGGGACCTGTTTTTCGTCTGCAGGAACAAACCATTCAGGGAGGTCAAAGCCAATTCGTCCACGAATGAATGAGACGTGGTCAGCATCTTCTGGCCACCACGTTTCTGAGGTCGCCGCCTTGATGAGGAACACATACCGGCCGCCGAGCTCACGCATCTTGAATGTGTGGTTCATAATGTGTGACATACCGGTGACGTGCTGGCCTTCGTGCTGGCTGGCGCGGGAGTATGGCGGGTTGCCGAAAGCAGCCCCGTGAAGTTCGCTTAATCTGGCTGACCAATCGTGAGTCAGTGCATTGTCTTCAACGGTATAGAACGCCGGGCATTTGCTATTTTCGCCATCAGTAAACAGATCGAGAACCAGCGGACCGAACATCGCGTTGATACCCCAGAAAAGTGCATCGGGCGTGCGCCACTGATCGCCAACTTCTTTAAGTTTGTGGCTGGATAATTGCTTTTGCTCTGTCAGAGCCTGTGAGTATAGATTGCTCATGCCTGTTCCCTTCCCTGACGTACCGCCCACAGATTACGCTCAAACTCTGCACTGATTTCAGCCATGGTTTTAACTGGACGCTCTGGCTGGTCAACAGTCGATTTCACTGCAACAGGCTTTGGTTTATCACTGAGGAAATACGTGTTTTTAAAACCTGCATGGCCAATCACAATGTTAAATTGCGGTTTTTTTCCGATCGCACAGAGAGCTCCAGATGTCCTGTTTTTCGGCGGGATAAATCCAGTATTCCGGATAACATCCGCTTCAATTTTTGAGCAGGTACGAGGTGTGCGATCACGCATAAGCTCCGCGATCACTAACTGCTGAAATGTCTGTGTCATGCTGTTTTCACTCCCTGCTGGCGCTGGGCGCACTCTTTCCAAATCTTGGCCCACTGCGATATGGCGAAATCGGCACGCATGCTGCGGATGTTGGCTTTGCTGGCCTCGGCGCAAACCGTTTTTTCCAGCGCACTCGGTGCCTTGGTTGCCGCTACACCGCTAATGAACCGGCGGTATGCCGCATCCCGCTCGGCTGCATCAACTGCAACGTCGCCTTCCCGCTCCCACTTCCCGTTTTTGCGCGCTGGACGGCCTGCACGATTCCAGGCGTTAGCGCCTTCGAGGTAGCCAGGGAACTTTGAAGGCTGGAACAGCGTGGTCGGGCGCAGGTACTCGGCCATTTCCAGATCGCCGCCCCATTTGGCATGCATGTAATCAACCGTCAGCTGATGTTCTTCAGTGGTGAAGCCTTCACGCAGTCTGGCGCGGATGTTATCCAGTGAGGATTTGCTGACCTGATAGCGGGAGCCGGTGACCTGGTTCAGGTAGTTAAGAACCTGTTTAGCGTGATCAGTAATTTCGACTTCGGAGTCGGTCTGCGCAGCAGGCTGACAAGAGGTTTTATTATCTGATGGATCTTGTTTTGAATTTACTAACGGATCCCCCCCAGATTCTGGCGGGTGAAAACCGGTATTCGTGTTCGATTTTGATGCGTCGGATTTTGACCGGTCAGAATTTGAGGCGTCAGATTTTGATGTGTCAGAATCTGACGGTTGAGCAGCATCACGAAGCTTCGCAATATTCAGCTGGTACATATTCGATGTGTTGCGGTTTCCCTTGCGGCGCTGCGTGCTGGTGATCCAGCCGTCAGCCTCAAGTTTGCCCAGCGTAGTGCGCACAGTGCTTTCACCTGCACCAAGCTGGCGGGCAATGGTGGTGATCGACGGCCAGCAAAGGCCTTCGTCAGAACTGAAGTCAGCGAGGCGCGCCATAATGGCCACCGCCGATATTTTTAAACCGGCAGCAGCGCAACCATCCCAAACGTATGCGGATAACTTAACGCTCATAAGACCCTCTTAAATTTTCGCCGGAATTGTTCAGTAGGCTGGGCGCATTCATGCGGGTAACCGGCACGCATGAAGATGACGCGATCCCCTGCTCTGTCGAAGCCCACGACGTGTACCACAACGCCCCGCCAATCCTTGTAACGCCTGTCCAGCTTTTGGATTTCTTCAGACATGCCGTCACCTTCTGGCTACTCTGGCGGATGTAACCTACCCACCACGCCGCGAACTGGTAGTTGCACGGCACCCACTCGCCATCGATAATCACTTCATACGAGAAAGAGCCAGCGGTACCGCCAGTCGTTTTACCGCGCATTTGCGGAACGCCAGCTTTTACGAGTAAACTGTTCATGCGTTAATTACTCCACACGGTTTGTTAATGCGCCGACGCCTCGGGACTGCACTCCTGAGGCGTCACCTTTTCCGGCTTTACATTTCTTGCCGAACAGCGCCAGCACAGCCCTAACCTCTGCATCACGCGCCGATAAATGGCGGTGGTGATATTTCATAATTTCTGCCGCTTCACTTTCATCAATCACACTGTCTTCCAGCGCAGACTGAATAATCATGTCGACTTGTCCACGATGCGCCGCTGTGCGTATGCTTTTACTGAACAACTCAACTTGATCCAGTTCATCGTACTGAGGGATGTCAACATGCATGCCACCGCGTCTCTGGGAAAAGTATTCAGCCAGGTAACTTGTGCCGCTGATGTCTTCCATTGCGATCAGCTCGTCAATTTCAAAGAATCTGCAGCCGTTCTTTTCGTAAAGATTGTTGTTGAACTGCGTTTCAGTCATGCCCAGAGCGCCAGCCATTGCAGATCGACCACCGGGATAGGCTTTGCACATCGCTTTAACTACTGATTTCAGGTCTACCATTTAGCTTTTCCTCGGGTAGTTATGTTCTTTGGATGATCGGTTTAAGCTGCAACTGTCTCAGGCAAACCATCAGTAGAATTCGGATAAATGTCCGGGCGAAGTTCATGCGGAGTAACAGCCCATTTACCAAGGCTACAAAGCTGAATAACCCGATCAGCAGGAACCTGGTTATTGATGATCCAGTTAGCAACCGATTGAACAGATTTGAATTCGAACTCCCGAGAAACTGCGGATAGAGAACCAACCGTAAGAACGGCCTTCTCTGTGATGTTTTTGTACTTTGCGGGCATGGGGACCTCCTGATTAGATACAGAAGGATAATGCTACTTAAAGTAGAATAAATCAACTACTGAAAATAGAAATGACTATACTTGAAGTGGGTTGTAATCTTCTACCTATGGTAGAAGAAGCGAAATATAAAGATTTCTCAGAACGACTGAATGTTCTCCTTGCTGAGAAGAACGTTACAGTGACTGATCTGGCTAAATTCAGTGGCGTCTCATATGAGATGGCGCGGCGTTACACGCTGGGCACAGCAAAGCCAAGGGATGAAAAAATGCTTAAAATTGCCGACCAGCTTTCTGTTTCTCCGGCCTTTCTCGATTATGGCGTTGATGCCGCCGGTAACTCCACGCGTTCAAGCCCGACGGTTACCCTAAGACAGTTAGAAGTTTTCGCCTCCGCAGGAAACGGCTATATAAATCATGAGTTTCCCGCGATAGTATCTGCCATCGAAATCCCTCAAGACAAAATTTACGAATTATTCGGCAGGAGTTCTTTGGAAGGGGTCAGGCTTATTAACGTAGATGGTGACAGTATGATGCCAACGCTGAACCCGCGAGATCTCCTGTTCATTGACACCCGCATTGACCATTTCAATGGCGATGGCATATACGTTTTCAACTTTGAAGAATCCACATTTGTTAAGCGTCTTCAAAAGGTTAAGGGAAGAAAGCTATCTGTGCTTTCTGATAACGATAAATACCCATCATTCGAAATTGAACCGCATGAAATGAGTGAGCTATACATATTCGGCAAACTTATCAAGCAGTTGCCCTTAAAATTTAACGACTTCGCATAAATAACCCCACCTCAACAACCGGCTTTCGCCGGTTTTTTTTTCGTCTAAATTTCAACAGATTAAACAATAATCCGCTTTATCAAACCAATTTTTCTACTTTTAGTAGTTGATTTATTCTACTTCAAGTAGCAATATTGATTCACCAGCATAACGGGAAGAACACTGGGGGGTTGATGAACTCACTTACCATAAACCCAGTATGACCACAGTCCCAGTGTTCTTCCCGTTGTGATGTGTACAAGCGTACTGCACCGCAGGCGGGAGGAAGACTGGAAATCGGCTGGGCGTCCACCATAACGCCAAAACCAAAACCGAGCGGCCAGAAATAAGCAGGTGTAGCGCCCTGGTGTCACAACAGTACCCACATGAGAGCGCGTAGTTTTCTGTTGATTCTGGGGATGCAGATAGCAGTCATAGAATCATCCCAGTTCGTAAGACGCTTGCTTTGGTAAAAGCGTTAACCCGAACCACGTTGGCTGGGAGGTCAGCACACAACAGGTAAGAGCATTGATTGGAACGCGCATAGAAGCTTTGTTGTCTGCGCCAGTGGCTGGGGGTGAATCCAGCACAAACCGCGCGGCGGCCAGATCGGCGCCAGGTTACGCAGTGCTCTTTCCGTTGTGGCAAGCATCAGGTGATGGTCGGGTTCCCTACCCGATTGCGGGTTCAACTCCCGCCGCCCAATCAGATCGACGTGGAACCTCGATAATCGCTGTCTGTAGTTGTCTTTCGGCGGTGGCATGACTCTTCAACTTACCCAAGGGGGAGCGAAGATAATGTTCTGATCATGACCACCGCCAATTTTTCGCAGACATAGACAAGGGCCGCTGGCACCTACCCAGCACGCCCTGTGCATTACCGGCCGCCCTTGTCTATGTGTGTGAGTAGTTAACCAACTGAGAAGGAAATGAACATGTTTGGAATGTTTAAGAAAAAGGCGCGCAAAGCAGTCGCCGAAGTGAAAAAGATGGAAAACCGTGACGCGGTTGAAGCAACTGTTTGGGGCGCGTACGCCATCGCATATGCAGACGGCACCTGTGATGCGAAAGAAATTGCTGTTCTGGAAAAAACCATCAGTGCTTTACCGGCTTTCTCCCCGTTCGCCGGAGAAGTTGCACAGATGAGCAGCAACATCCGCGCACGTTACGAAGCATCGCCACGCAGCGCAAACGCACAGGCCTACCGTGAACTGTCTGATGTCGCTGGCACTTCTGATGCTGTTGATGTCCTGTGCCTGTGTCTGGACATTGCCGATCAGGACGGCATCGGAGAGGAGGAGGAAGCCACTCTGAAGAAAATCGCTCAGTCCCTGCAACTGTCTTTAGACCAGTACTTATGATCGGCAAACTTCGTCTGGCCAGTGCTGGCCTGATCTTGTTTCTGGTCGTCGCTGTGGACTTCACCAGCCGCATTATGTCAACCGTCGCCGATGGTTTTCTGGTTGTGGCTCTACTGGTGGTTATCTGGCCGGTTATTAGTAAGAAGTCCTGATCTATCCATGCGGGTTTCGGCCCGCATCGATTCAAACCCTATGTGCAGTAGGAAAGTGGAGTAATACACGTGAAAGACCTTTGGTTTAAAAACATTCTGATTTACCGCATGAGTCGTGATATCGCGCTTGATGCCGAGGAAATGCAGCGCCAAATGAGCGCCTTCATTTTCTCACCGTGTGGCAGCCAGGATATGGCGAAAACCGGCTGGATTTCCCCAATGGGTCAGTTCGGTACCGAAAAACTGGTTCATGTAGCCGGGCACCAGTTGCTGATCTGTGCAAAGCGTGAAGAGAAAATCCTTCCCCCGCCGGTGATCAAGCAGGAACTGCAGGACAGGATTGAGCGGCTTCAAAACGAGCAGCACCGCAAGCTGAAGAAGACAGAAAAGGATTCACTGAAAGATGAAGTGCTGCATAGCCTGATGCCGCGTGCGTTCAGCCGCTTCAGCCAGACCTTTATGTGGATTGACCTCGATAACCGCCTGATCATGGTCGCCGCAGTCAGTGCCAAAAAGGCAGAAGACATGCTGGCGTTACTGCGCAAAAGCCTCGGTTCCCTGCCGGTGGTGCCGCTGACGATGGAAACTCCTATCGAGCTGACTCTGACCGATTGGGTGCGCACCGGTGAGCCGCCAGCTGGTTTTGCTTTGCAGGACGAAGCCGAGCTGAAAGCCATTCTGGAAGAAGGCGGCACTATCCGCTGTAAAAAGCAGGCGCTGGTCAGCGACGAAATCGGGACGCATATCGAAAACGGCAAGTTGGTTACCCAGGTGTCGATGGATTGGCAGGAGCGTGTCAGCTTCCAGATCAATGACTCCTTCACTCTGAAGAAGCTGAAACCGAGCGACACACTGGCAGATCAGAATGACGACATTGACCGTGAAGATTTAGCCGCGCGCTTTGATGCTGATTTCATTCTGGTGACCAGCGAGTATTCCTCGCTTATCTCGAGCCTTATTTCCGCGCTGGGCGGCGAAGCGCAAAGATAATTTAAAACCATCTGATTTTTATTAATTGCCATAACTGGCAAGGGATTCTCTCACGCCGAAATCAGGAAAGAGGCTATTTCATGAAAATTGATATCACATTTTTCTTTGCTCTCGGCGCGGTAATGGCAATCACCTATTTAGGAATGAAGCCATGAAGAAATCACGGCCAACTGCCTCCCTAGATACGATGACCGGTCACTCTATTTTGTACAAAGAACAGCCGGACGGAGTGAAAGCGTACTGGGACGGAAAACAGGTTACCTGCCGCTGCCCAGCTTACGAATTCCCGCACCGCTTTACCGGAGGACGGTGTAACGGCTGGCATATGGCAAAGAACTGTTTCGACAATCGACTCAGTTGCCAGAACTGCAACTGCCTGCATGCCAACGGGTGCGACGTTATTAATGAAACAGAAAGCCCAGCTGAATGCCTGTTTGTCCTGGACTTCTGTGCTGATTATCAAATCAATTTACCGAGGTAATTTTATGACCTGGTTAACCACTTTCTCCGGCCAGCATCTGGATTTCTCAAATCCTAATCTGCTTGCCTTCAATATCGGCGACATCGCGCAGGGCCTGTCACATGAATGCCGCTTTGCTGGGCAGATTGCCGACTTCTACAGCGTGGCTCAGCACTCTGTTCTGTGCAGCATGATTGTTGAACCGCAATACCAGCGTGAAGCCCTGTTGCATGACGCCACTGAAGCGTACATGAAGGACATCCCTGCCCCACTGAAACGCATGCTGCCGGACTATTCCCGCATCGAGCGCCAGATTGATAGCCTGATCCGCGAGAAGTACGAACTGCCACGCGAGATGAGCGCCATCGTCAAAACAGCGGACCTGATCATGCTGGCCACCGAACGCCGGGATCTGGAAGTCGATGCAGATAACTACTGGCCGATTCTGGAAGGTATTCAACCGACCGACATTCTTATCACACCTCTCAACCCAGTACAGGCCAGAGCTTTATTTATGCGCCGCTGGGAAGAACTGATGTTCTGATCTGGGGGAATGATGAAACTCAGCAAGGTTCAGCGGGAAGAATTGCGGGGCATGTTCGGCGGTCGGTGTGCTTATTGCGGCTGTGAGTTGCCGGAAAAAGGCTGGCACGCAGACCACGTCCAGGCAGCATTCAGAAAATGGGAGTTTGGCGAACGTCGCGCAGACGGCACGCGAAAAGTTATTTACAGCGGTGAGCACTGGAAGCCTGAAAACGATGTGCAGGAGAATCTTTTTCCAGCATGCGCACCGTGCAACTTATTCAAATCGACTTTTAGCCTGGAAGATTTCAGGGAGAATATCGCCGCACAAGCGGACAGAGCACGACAGTACAGCGTTAATTTCCGCACGGCTGAAAGATTTGGACAGGTGCAGGTAACAGCATCACCCATCGTTTTTTGGTTTGAGCAGTGCGCCCAGGAGGAAGGCAATCATGACTGATCGTTTCTATATGGCATGCCTGCGCGACACGGTTGGCAGCAACATGTCATTCCACTGCCGCAACGGGCAGGGTTATGCCTCTGATATCAACAAAGCCCACGTTTACACACTGGAAGAAGCTCAAAACAGCTGGAATCGTGGCCGTGATATCGACCTGCCAGTGTCTGCTGATGCAATCGACGCCGCTGCTGTTTGGCATGTTGATCACCAGCATATTCCGGGTGAAAGCGTTCTCGAAGAAGGTTGCGAACGTTACGTAGCTTTCGTGAAAGGCAGGTGGAACGGGAATGATGTTTATTGGCTGTCTGATCTGCTGCCGACCGATGATTTCAGCAAGGCCAGAGTTTTTGCTCAGCCTGATACAACCGATAGCGATCTGGTCTGGTTGCCGTTCACTACCGCTGACGCAGTGAAACGCAGGACATTCAACATTAACCTGCTCGACCGCCGAACCATGATTCAAAGCGCGGGTTTGCGCCAGCCTGATTGGTTGAAACGTCATAAGCGTCGTAAATCCTCAGGCAAGACCCGCTGGAACTGCCCATTCTGCGGAAAAATCAGCTGGCAGGAGAACCCTTATGATTTTGACGGCTGCCGGGACTGGGCATGCGAGGGACACAGATAATGACTGAGACAACAAATTATCAAATCGGTCTGATGCAGCATGCTCTGGGCATCAACGAAAGACACCGTGAGCCATACCGCAATTACTTCCTCGCCAGCAGCGGTCACAGCGACAGTGCTGACCTGGAATCTCTGGTGTCCGCTGGCCTGATGACATCCCGCGCCGCGCCATCCTTCTGTGCTGATGGTGATGTGGTTTACCACGTCACGGATGCTGGTCAAGAGATCGCAATTGCGGCACTGCCAGAGCCAAAGAAACGCACCCGGTACCAAGAATATCTGGCTGCTGATTATGGCTACTCGTTTGCTGAGTGGCTGGGTATTGATGTGCCGAAAATTGAATATGGTTCCTGGTATCCGAACGACGGCAAATTCCGCATGGTTTCCCACCGTGCAGCCGGGGAATGGTGTGATACCCAGAAAGCAGCCAAGGCCAGTTACAAACGGGCACTGAGCGCCAGCAAAGAACTTCGGGAGGCTGTATGACTGATACAACAGATATCGCGGCGCTGATGCGTGATATGCGCGACTTGGCCGATCGGATTGTCGAATGCCAGGGTGAAAACTCTGATGGTGAAGAAATCATTCACTTATATGACCAATCAGATACCACGTTCAAGGCTCAAAATATTTTGCTGGTACTAAATGCATTCGAAGAAGAACGCCAGCGGTGCGCAGAAATTACAGAGCAATATGTGGACAGAACTACCGCATTGTCGTTCGCAACTCAACGCGCAGAGGCGGCAGAGAAGCAGGCGCAACAGAATTTAAACGATGCAAAAATATTGCAAGGACTCTGGGAGGCGGCAGACAAAGAGCGAGACCGGCTGAAATCTTCCCATAGCAACATGGTCACCCGATGCGCATTGCTGCGCCAACGAACTGACTTACCTGTAGATAGGATCCCCGCCTACAACGCACTGGTTAAAGCTCAGGAAGAAATCGCAGTACTGCGAGAAAAACTGGCTAATCCCGTAGTGCTACCAGCCGGTTACTCAGCCCGGGCCGGGCATCCATTCCACGAAGGTGAGCGAAACGTCATGATCCCGAATAAACACGGCGACTGGCTTTCCCGTTTCGAGGTTGAACATGCAATTCACATTGCTGGGTTCCCTTTTACGCTTAAGGGGGAGTGATGATCGCTTTAATTGGAACAATTCTTGTTTGGACATTGATAATTCTGGCTGGAATTGTCGGCGTTATTTGTGCCGTAGTTGGCTTCATGTTTTTAATTAGCTTTAACGGAAGATTGAGGTAAAACCATGAACAACCTGAGCATTGAACGCTTAAAAGATTTTGAACGCGACCCGTCAAACAATTTCCTTACTCGCAGCGAAATGATGGAAGCCATCAAAGAGCTAATCTCCATCCGTGAGCTGAAAGGCGATCAGGTGCCGGTGGCTATTGACTCTGACATTGTTCGGGACGCCAACCGCTATCGATTTCTGCGCGATGAAGACGCCTGGGGCGAAGACAGTGATAGTTGGGATGTCGAGACAAAAACCGGCCTTATCAGTTCCGAAAATTTGATGGGAGGATTGGGATCAGATCAATTTGACGCTGCTGTTGACGCACGAATGGCAGCATCAGATATTCCATTCTTTAATCCTGTCAACGCCCCGCAAAAGCCGGTCGTTGTGCTGACCGATTGCGATATTGGCGCTGTCTCTCACATGGCTCACTGGTACTCAGAAGAACAATGCGAAGCATGGGTGGCGGGCGTCGAGCATGCTAAAAAACAGATCGTGGCCGCTGGCTGCATCGTCCAGACAGGTGATACTGATACGGGGGATGATCATCAGTCCTCAGCGCCAGCAGTCCTTCGGGATGTGCTAACTGCCGTCTCTATCGGCGGCAGCCGGACGGAACTTATCGACGCACTCACGGCAATCAAACCTAAGTTCGGTGCGCCTGGTTCCCGTGACGTTGATGTCCGCGCAGCACATGTGGCCATCGATAAGGCAATCGAAAAACTTTCAAATCTGTAAGCCGGTGTGCAGTCGGCTATAACTAAACGTGTGGAGTATTTATGCCGAGAAAATTATCGTTAGGTACATGGAACCAGGATGAACTTTCAGATTTGATGAACGGTGCGCCCGTTGTTCCGAAACATGAAAAAAGAAGCATGAGCCATCTTCAACTAACGCCTAATAAATGGGTGACCGAGGATCTGCTGATCGCTACGACTGGTCTTCGGCCAGGTACCATCAAACGGGCCAGGGAAAAGGCATGGCTTCAAGGTAAGGAATATCTTCTCTTTTCACCAGAAGGAGAACCAAAACCAAACAGCGAGTGTATGTATAACAGGCAGGCAATAGATGAATGGATTGAAAAGCAGGCGATGAATCAGCCCGATGCGGTAAATCGCAAAAAAGCTTAGTCTGATGAATTTTCATCAAGAGGAGTAGGTAATGGCAGAAATTACATATCCAACAGGCGTTGAGAACCACGGAGGGTTCTTGCGCATATGGTTTATTTATAATGGGAGCCGAGTAAGAGAGCCGTTGGGGGTGCCTGATACACCAAAAAACAGAAAATCTGCCGGGGAACTTAGGGCAGTTGTAACCTATGCGATAAAGACTGGGACGTTTGACTATTTAAAGCAATTTCCTTCATCGAATAATTTGAAGAAATGCGGGATTAATAATTACGGGCTGACTATTGGAGATATTGCCAATAATTGGCTTTCAATTAAGAGGCCAGAGCTAGCCAAGACAACTTTGAAAGCATATGAAGCAAGGATGCGAACAGCCCTGTATTATTTGAATGGGAAATCGAAAATAGAGGATATTAAGCCTGAGGATATTTTAAAGCTGAGAAATACGCTTCTATCCGGATTGCAATTAAAAAGGAATCCCGGACATACACCAACCAAAGGCAGATCAGTAGTTACTGTAAATGGAATACTGACTGATCTGGCGGGTATGTTCAGGTATGCGGAGGAAAACGGGTATATTCGATCCTCTCCTATGGTGAATATTTCCTCTATGAAAAAAGTAACAAAGAAACCACACCCAATCACTAGGGAGGAGTTTCCCAGGCTAATGGCTGGATGCGGAACGCGGCAAATACGCAACCTCTGGGCACTAGCTATTTACACAGGTATGAGACATGGGGAGATTTGCGCGTTGGCATGGGAAGATATTGATCTGGTCAATGGAACAATTCTAATACGCAGAAGCCTTACAACTTTGAAATATTTCAAAGAACCAAAGACTATCTCAGGGATCCGGACGATTAATCTCATTCAGCCTGCGATCGACGCACTGCTCGATCAAAGAGAGTTGACGAGGCTGGGTAAAAAAATATCTATAGAAGTGACAACGAGAGAATTTAGGAAAACGTACATCGAAGAGTGCACGTTCGTTTTTAACCCAAAAATAAATGCTATGAACAATTTGAGCACAGATCACTACTCTGTCGCCTCAATCGCGCAAACTTGGAATACGGCAATTCGAAGAGCAGGAATAGTATCACGAAAAGCTTATCAGTCCCGGCACACCTACGCTTGCTGGTCATTATCTTCAGGCGCTAACCCAAACTTTATAGCCAGCCAAATGGGTCATGTCAATTCTCAAATGGTTCATCAGGTTTACGGTGCCTGGATGCAGGAGAATAATATTGGCCAGGTGGAACTGCTGAACAGCAAGTTAGCAAGCTTTGCCCCATCACTGCCCCAATTAAAGGTAGTGTGAAAGGTTAATTGATACAAAACAGATATTTAGGCTATGCATACTTAAACATTACAAATGTTCACTGGTACTTATCTCTATACCTTATGGCTGTTGTCCTGGCTGATGATGGTAAAGAGGTAGTCTGGAAGATACACGACTTTACACTTCTAATTATCAGTTCTCTCAGTGGGC